TTTCCTACAGCTGGTCCTATATTTTTAATATATAAATGCTCAAATTCTCCACCTACTGGAGATGATGAAAAAAATAAAAATCCTACTCTTCCAAGACCACCATCAGCTACTGCTACTGATGTAGAATCTGCTGTAAATGTTAATTTGTAAAATCCACTACTAGGAATATATTGTCCTGTATAATTTCCTAAACTATCAGTACCATGAAAAGCAAATAATCTAAATCCATCAGGATTTACTACATTTGTTGCTCTAAAAGCCCATACATATTGATATCCTTCAATAATATTAGCAAATGATCCTGTTGCATACTGATTTTCATCCATGTCACCCCATCCTGTGTTTACTTCTATATTAAATGCATCATTAACTGTCCACCAAGTAGAAAATGAAGGACCAGTACCACCTGCATTATTAAAATCACAAGTAGGTTGTAATGGACCATCTGGGGTAAAATTATTTCCATCTGCAAATACTCTATATGGATTATATCTTTTACCTTCATACCAATCTACAGGCTTCCAATTTAAATGACTTCCTGAGAATTCTCCATTATAAAATTCATCATTATTATTTATAAATGAACTTGTTATTAATCCATATTTAGTTTCTGTTGAACTAAACCAACCTTGTTGAGGCATATTATGGTTAGGATCAGTATTAATTATATCTACACTGTGAGAAGGTGGATAATATACCTCCCAAGTATCAGGACCATCTGAATCTGGGAAACCTGAAAAATAAGTAGTACCATTATTATTAATATGTTTATATTTTCCACCAAATTCTACTCTATAGCTTTGTATTTGCCAATTTTGATTATCAATTCTTACATGGAATGATAATTGTTCTCCTGCATATATTTCTGTTGATGGAGTTTCATAACTATTATGGTCATAATTAGGATTTCCTGCATGAGAGTATGTAGATTCATAAGTTAATATTACTCCTCTTTGTTCCGATCTTATTTGAATAAATATAGGTTGATTTAGAGTTGCACCCATACTATCATCCCAAACAAATGCAAACCTAAATGATGTGTTTATACTATATAATGGTACTATTGATCCTGAACTATCTGATAATGTGGAATAATCTTTTCCTCCAGGTCCAAATCTTGAAGGTAAATCATATTCTACTACATTTTTAGATATCATTTCATTAAATTGGGGTGATTCTGAAGCTGATCCTAATTTTCCATTATATAATTGTCTATATTCACCAGCATTTGCAGGAGTAAAATTATATCCCGGGGTATTTGCTGACTCAGCTCCATAAAAATAACTTGGGGTTAATGGAAAAGTTGAATCATAACCATTTAATACATAATGTAATTCTTGCCAAGTAC